CATACGAATGGTCACCATCAATGTGTAGGTAATCTATTTTAATATCTTGTCTAACAAAATAATCATAGAATGCTCTTTCCGATGTTTCCAATATAATTTGTGGTGCAAAATGTTGTCTTAAAAATGAATTTTCATCTGTCCAATCCGTATAACCACCAATACCATTAGATGCATCGACTATAATTGTGGTTCCTATATCTCCCCACTCCGTTTGATTATTTCCTTCAAATATTTTTTGTTCCCATAAATCTTTTCTTGCTTGCGTCATTAAACGTGGTATAAAACCCCCTCCCGTTCCGATACAGACGCAGTTCTTTGCTCTATTAAACATTATGAGAGAATATATCATCAACCCATCACCCAGATGCGAATCGGTTGCACCATGTGTCCAACGATATTTTACAGGCTTCAAAATCATATTACCATTTTCATCAATGGTATGATTATTTGTTAAATATTGTCTTATTAATGTATCATTAAGCAATTGCATACCTCTGTAATCCATTTATTTTTATCCGTATACTTTTCTAATCCCTTTTTTAATCTATCAAATTGTTTTTTATTTTTTTCAAAATCATCTTCTAATATACGAAGATATTGATAATGAAATTGCTCTTTATTCATTGCTCTATAACGATATTTTATGTGCTTCATCCAATTCGTATCTAATATTGGAAGTTTACCATTATCAATAGCATCAAATATTGCATAACCAAATGGTTCTTTGGTATATGCTCCATGAAATATTTGAAAATTCTTTTCAAAAAATTTGTTATGAAATCGGTAATCAAATTCTATAAATTGATGAACTTCTGAATTTATTTTGGATACCTCTAATAATCTTTTATAATCATATTTGTTTGAAAATATAAATGCAGGAATTTTATCCAAATAATGCGCATTCTTTCTGGTTTCACACCTCGCAGCATATCCAACTCTATTACCTATTACACCTGTAAATGGTTTATTTTGTTTCCACTCATAATAATTTGTAATTGTAATTGTATTTGGATAGTATGTATGAATCGTATCATTTTCATATCCAATCCAAACTATATTTTTTGAATTATCTAAAAGGTCTTTTTGCCAATGCCAATCCAGACGTGTCATTAAATTTTCATATTCATCATTCAAACCAACCACATCGGGAATAAAAGCATGAACAAATGTTGTATGAATTTTATGAAAATAGTTTTTAAGTAATTCCCATTTTTTATATGGATGGTGAAGGATAACAATTCTTTCACATTCATCTAATATTTTTTTTACTTCATCATCGTTTTCGTAAGTATAAATCGCACCTTCTTCTTTTATTAAAGGCCTACCAACTACAATTATTTTGTAATCTTCTTTTACTAACGGAAGAATATTTTCGACAAAGTTATTACACCAAATATCCGAACCACCAATAACATTTTTTCCGTAACCTGTTGTGATAAATACTATCATATAGAACCGCTTATTAAATTTTTACTATTTTTTCTTTTTTCCGCAATATACTTTTCATTTAACCTTTCGGGTCTATAATTACCATATTTATCATATAATGGTGATTCCGTTATATCTTTATCGTTTCTTTCGGCAACTACCATCCAACTTATTACATCTGTTGATTGATTATTTTCTGAATAAATTTGGACCGAACCACTAATCACATTTCCTTTTAATCTATCAAATCCAGAATCGTTTTGTAAAAATAACTGTGGATTTTTTGTAAAACTATAAAATGTTCCTTCTTCCATTCTAGACGCTGAGTCGATTGAACAACTCGCAAATCCTTCATTTAATTCGCATACTCCTCTATAAATTAAATCCGCTCTTGGTGATTCTAAAGCAGTATGATATAACCATTTATCAGGATTTTTTGGGTGTTGTATTTTAAATTGTTTTCCTTTTGGTACGGTTAAACCACTTGAAACGGATAAAGAACCTATTATTCCGGATTTACCTTTAACTTCAAAAAAGTTTACAGCTGCAGCTGCTTGTTCATCTAATCCTGCCGCTTTTGCTGCAACGTTTGCTGCATTCATATAGTTTTTAAATCCTTGATAAACTTGAATACCACCAGGAGAAAATATAGAATAACCATTACCAACTCTACCAAATTTTACTTTAATCATACCATTTGGTCTACGAACTGTTATAGTTGAATATTGTCCTAATGATTCTATATAGTAAGTTTGTTCAATTTCAACTCTATAAATTTTTGCAGGGCCTTGACTATTTATTCCACCACCACCAGGGGCTTTAACAGTACCACCATATATGTTGTTATATTCAACTGGTGAATATCCCATTTCTTCAAAAAATGAAGAAGCTATTAGAACACGTTCTTCGCCTGCAAATCCATATGTAGTATCTATATTAGTTTCATTTATTGCATCTTGGAAGGTGGGAAATCTTCTAACTCTCAAATAACAATCCCAATATCCAAACACATAATCCCCGTTTGCGTTACCACTCAATACGCTTGATATAGATGGAAATTCTTCAGCTTCAACAAATATCTCTTCAGAACCGTATATCAAACCAATAATACCAAAATAACCAGTACCATAATCACTACTACCACCATCACCTAACACAGGCCCATAAGTGCCATTTTCTTGGGTGGCCTGATTAAGGATTTGAGCTAGTATTTGATTACTATTGGAATAGTTAATTGAACCGGTATCGGTAACATTTATTGCTGGAATGGTTAAATCTGCGTTAATCCTTAATCTATCAAAATTTTCCGCGGTGGAACCAACTGTTTCTGTTATTACAATTGCAGGTCTGTTTGATTCCGTTGTTAATCTTAAACTAAAACTACCTGTTGTTTTTGTTAAAGAATCAGAAGTCAATGACCATCCGGCTATAGTTCCTGTAGTATTTGCAGTAATACTTGTGGCTTCAACGTTGCCCCTAAATTTAGCATCACCCGCTGAACTAATTGAAAAGTTTTTTGAACGAATTAAACCATTATCTAAATTTATTTGTGTACCTGCTGAAGAAAAATCTCCTGATGAATATGAATATCCGGTAGATTCAATTATACCCGTTCTAATTTTACCACCACTTATTGTAGTAACATTTGAATTAACATCCGATGCAGCACCGCCGGCCGAAATTTTACCATTTGCAGTTGTTTGTGCAGTTGATGCAGCACTTGCGGCGTTATTTGCAGTTGTTTGTGCAGTTGATGCAGCCGATGCAGCGTTATCGGCGGCGGTTTGTGCATTTGATACTGCAGTTGTTGTCGCAGCGTTTCCACCCGCAACCGTTATATTACCATTTATTGATAATGTTGTTCCATCCCATACTAATTTATCTTTTAATGAAAATTGGCCGGAATTATCTACATAAAAAGAAGTGTTTGCATTATTATGAGTTCCGGTTCCTATATACATTTTTTTGTTAATACCATCTAATGTAATAGCTCCACCACTTCCAACAACAAATAATCCAGAAATATACCCACCATTACCTGCGATTACAGGAGATGATATAGATGTTGCTGTTATAAATGTTCCACTACCACCCGTCCAATTACCATTTGCTAATAAATTAATAGAAGCAGATGCATCGGTTTTTGCTTGATTTATTGCCGCAGTTTGTGCAGCACTTGCAGCTGCCGAACCAGAATCAACTGCTCTCCCCGCTGCAGACGATGCAAATAATTGTGCAGCTGTCTGAGCTGCGGCTGCTGATACTGAACCCGATGTTACCGCATTTGCAGCATATCCTGCAGCAGTGGAATTTGCAGAACTTAATGTAGATGCCAATGAAGATGTTAATGCTGCAGCCGTTGCGGCGTTACCACCCGTCACAGTTATTGCACCATTGATTGTTAAAGTACTTCCATTCCAAGTTAATGAATCTGTTCCAGTTCCACTTAAGAAAAAGTTACCATTGTTAGCCATATAAGTTTTCCAATCACTTCCATTGTAATATCCTAAAAAAGATGAACCTAAATATAATCCTGCTCCTGATGGAGTTGCCGGTTTTGTAATTTGTCCACTTGCATTTACCGAACCGCTTATTGATGCAGATAATGCTGCATTTGCAGCTAAACCAGCTGCTGTTGAGTTTGCTGATGATAATGTGGATGATAAAGATGATGTTAATGCTGCCGATGTAGCTGCATTACCACCTGTTATATTAATTGCACCATTTATACTTAATACTCCACCTGCCCATGTCAAAGAATCACCACCACTTCCACTTAAATAAAAGTTACCATTGTTGGCCATAAATGTTTTCCAACCATTTCCATCATAATATCCTAAAAATGAATTACCAAGATAAAGACCAGATGTAGAACCTACCAACACAGATGGTGGTTTAGCTATTAACCCCGTTGCTGTTGTAAAAGTTGTTGTAGCTACGGATTGTGATAGTGAAGATGTTGCCGAATTTATCGCACCACTAACATTTGTAAATGATTGTGATAACGATGCATTGGTTGCGGCATTTCCTCCTTGTATATTAATATCTCCCTGTATTTGTAATCTTGATTGTGCAGAACTCCATGCTAAAAATCCTCCACCAACTACCGATGAAGTTAGATAAAAATCACCCTGATTATCCATATACGTTTTCCAAGTTCCTGCACTATAAAATCCAAGATGGTCATCGCCCGTATATAATCCTGCCGCAGATGCCGTTGGTGGTCTTTTTATTTTACCATTTTCATCCGTAAAAATGAATTTATCTAAATAAGCGGATGCAGAAAAAACCGTATACAATGATTGTGAATTTGCAGTAGCAAGTGATGAACTTATAGATGAACTTACATTTGCTATTGAACCACTAACACTTCCACTTAATGTATATATTGAACCGCTTATTGAACCACTAACTTGTCCAATAGTCCCACTTACCGAGCTACTAACTTGTCCAATTGTTCCACTAATAGAGCCACTTACACTACCAATTGTTCCGCTTACCGAGCTACTAACTTGTCCAATTGTTCCGCTTACCGAGCTACTAACTTGTCCAATTGTACCACTTACAGATGCACTAACACTACCAATTGTTCCACTAACACTTCCACTTAAACTAAATATGGAACCACTAACAGAACTACTTACATTTGTAATTGTTGTAAATGCTGATGCGCTATTTGTTGTGACGGTTCCACTAATAGATTGTGATACGGCCAATAATGAAGAACTTATTTCTGCGGATGAGGATGCTATTTGAGTTAATACCACAATCGTATTAGTACCACCACTAAATTGTTGTTCTTTAAATACTGTTACCGGTACAAAGTTATTATTAACATCATAAAATTCAAACTTAAATTCAAATATTTCATTTGGAACTGATGTTGGTATTGATGTTAAAAAAGTAACGGAATCAGGAGAAAAAGCCGTTTCAGATGAAACAACTAAACTTACATCCGATAAATACCATTCCCCTTGAGATGCGCTAAAATAAAGTGATGCCGATGGCTCATTTACATCTAATTTAAATTGAACTATTTGATTTTCAAATCTTTTAGTTGGTACAATACCATTTAAGCTTCCAATTTTTAATTCACCAATTGATGAACTATTTGTAGTAGTTGAACCACTTATGTATATATCTAAATTTGATACGGTTGATGAACTATAAAATGCATCAAATTGTAATTCATAAACAGTTCTTGCAGTTAAATCCAAAGATGATGTATATTTGAATTTACCGGCACCATCTAACTTAACTGCATTTATTAATTTTGAATTTGATAAAACAGCAGTAAGTGTACCATCTACATTCCAATAGTTTGATAAAATTTGAGAATCAAATATACCCGTTGGTTGAACGGCTTTACTTGTACCATCTAAAGTAAACAATAATTCCGATGATTCTAACAAAATATCTTGTACCAATTCATAATCGGAAATACTACCTTTTGAACGTCTAAATACTTTTACTCTTTTTACATCACCTGCAAATGTTTCTAAATTTGTTAATTTTATATTTGCATAAGAAGATGTAAATTCCGATTGAGTTCTATCTGAACCAGATAAGTATGTAATCGCATATGGTGTAGATATAACTTGATTTACAAAACCATCTTCAACAAGCGGACTATCTAATTTAGCAAACGTTGGAGCAAGTATTTCAGTTATTCTTGGAGTGTAATCAGGGTATGATGCGAAACTCATAGTCTGATTTAACATATTCGATGTAAATGTATTTCCTCCACTAATTTTTATTTGATAATTTAATTCTGCACCACTTGCCACCCAATCCGCATAATGTTCACCAGGTGCCGGTGAAAAAGGTATCAAATTTGCATTTCCGGCCTGTTGTATATATGTTTCGGATATAGTAAACACAGGTTTTAAAACTTCTGCTATTTCTACCTCTGGTTTACGATAAAAACGAATTTTTGTATTATTCTGTAATAATGGATTTACATTTATTTGCTTTTGCCATCTTACATTGTAAGTATCTTTATATTGTAATGGAACAGGCTGTCTAATACCATTCGCATCAACATATTCCGAAACCTCACCTAGTATTGTAATAGTACAAGGACCGAAAGCCGTATCGGGATATATGTAAACTGCTATAACTTTAGAAGTTCCTTCGTAGTATTCGGGAATACCTTCACCGGGTTCGTGATAAATTATATTTCCCTTTGCATCTTTTATTTCTATCTTTACAAGAGTATCTGCTACTAAAAATTCAGAACCTTGTATTAAGAATGCATTTTTACCTCCTGTAAATGCATCAGGTAATTCTGTAATTTTAAAATATCTACTATTAGGGTCTGTATCCTGAAGTAATACGGAGTATTTATCTAAATTTTCAGGAAAAAGGGTTTTCTTTAATACAGCCATTTATCGTTTTAGATAAATATTGAAGTAAAAAATAAATTTACTATATTTATATAAAATAAACTAATAAATACTATATTGTATTATAGAAAACTAAAGAAATATAAATAAGTTATGAAATACGCAATGTTACAAATCAAAAAAGAAACCCATGAACTTCTCAAAGAATATTGCGAAGAACACGGGTTTAAAATGGGTAGTTTAGTTGAAAATTTAATCAAAAAACACATCGGTGTTTCAAAACCTCAATCAGGTGTGTTGAAGGCTGATAAAGTTACGATTAAAAATCAATCTTACTAAATCCATTTTCTTTTTTTATTTCAATCAATCCATCTACGATATCTCTCATAGCATCTAAATGGGATATTACCCAAATAAAATCAAATTGAGTTTTTAAGTATTGCATCATTCCAAATAATGATGAAAGGTTATCACTATCTAATGTTCCAAATCCTTCATCAATTACCAAGAAATTTGGACGAGGTAATCCACATATGTTTATCAATGCAACTCTGATTGCTAAACCACTAATAAACTTCTCCATACCACTACACATTTCTAATGCCCACTCCTGGTCCTCATAAACAATCTTTGCGTTGATATTCTTACCATCCACTTCCATTACAACTCCGAAATCAACCACCTGTCCTAATATATTATTTACTTCCGTTTGGATAACTGGCAATGCTTTTGAAATTAATTCATATGGAACTCCATCACGCTTCACTGCATCTAAATAATAGGTGTATAGGCGGTTCTTTTCTTCCAAATCCTTAACTTCATCCATCTTACCTTTGATGTTGTCTATAAACGATTGTAATTGCGTTATAGCACTATTTGTGTCGTTTATATCTTTGTTAATTTGTCTTATTACCTTATCAACTTCCGATTTAAGAGTTTCCTTTTCTTTGATTTGTTTTTCTAACTCTTTATTGGTTTCAATTGTATCTTCGTTTTCGTAATATTTCTCAATATCTTCTTCAACTTTATCCAATTGAGTTTGTAATAGTTCTTCTTTTGTTTCTAATCCCTTATATTCCATTTCCGCTTTCTCTAATATCACTTTCAATTTGGAATATCTGGTTTTTAATTCTTGTAATTGATTATATTGTTCTTCCACACCTTCCATAGTATCCAATGTTTGTTGAATACCCACACAATCAATCATCGCCTGTTTAACTACATCTTTAAATTGAGGTAATCCTTCTTTTGCCTTCATCGCATCTTTAACGAATTCATTATTGCAACAGAATTTACAATTTGGGTCATATTCGTGTTTATCCAAATGTGAAATCTTTTCTTCTGCTAAACTTAAATGTAGTTTTGCAGTATCATAAACTTTTGTAGCTTCAACTAAATTCGTTTTCTCTCGTTGATAATTTGAATAAGCAGTTTCTATGTCAATCGAACCATTAAAAGTTTTCTTTTCTTCAATTGATTTAGAAATTTCTGTAAGAGTATCATTGTGTGTTTCTATTTTGGTTTCGGTATTTGTATACTCCGTTTCTAAATTTTCAATTTGTTTTCCAATTGATTTTCGTTTCTCTTCCAAAGTAGGTAAATCCAAATTAGAGTCGATTGGTGCAAGTTGTCTTGTTAAATCCAATACCTCACCTTCAATTCCTTCTTTTATTTTTGTTTCAGAATTTAATTGTTGTTGTAATTCTTTTAATTCACCTTTTCTATCTTTAATCTCAATACCCTTATTCGCCAATTCTGTCGTAAAGTCGGTTTTCTTAAAATTTTTGATAAGCACACTCACTTCTCTAATATCTTCCAATGCAGTATCATACAATTTATCAAAGATATTCAATCCCATAAACTGTGCCAACAAATCCTTTCTTTCTGATTGGGATTTATCAATGAATAGGGCATTGTTACCTTGCAAACTCAATGCAGTTAGAACGAAATCTTCATACGTTCCTACATATTGTTCAATGATTGCGTTGGTATCTCTACGTTCCGTTCCGTTTAGTGATGTTCTTTCATCTCCTTCCATTTTGTAGAACTCAACATCCACTTTTACATTCTTTCCTTTGTTGATTGTTTTAGCACTTCTCTCAATGAAGTATCTTTCACCATTTATATCGAATTCCAATTTACATTTGAAATCGGTTTTACGATTATTCATTATGTTTGCTGCTTTGAATGCTCTACTACTCTTATCATACAAACAAAAAGATATGGAGTCAAATAGTGAGGATTTACCACTTGCATTGGGCGCGAATAATCCCATCAAACCATTTAATTTGCTGAAGTCGATTTTATTATCTTCACCATAAGAGAACATATTAGAGAATTCAAAACGAATTGGTTTCCATTGAATATTTCTTGCAACATCATCTAATACAATTCTACTATTTACATCTCTATTTATAGTTTCTAATTCCGCAAGGTCTTGTTGTGTCACAAACGGCATCATTCTACTAACATAATCGTGTATTAAAGAGTTTTGATGGTTTACATCTGTGATATCTTCAAAGTCCAATTTGTTTTGTCTATTTCCGGTCTTTAATTTAGAAAGTGAGTCCGTTCTAATGATTGTAAAATCTTCAAGTCCGTATCTCATTTTGATTTCTGTCAATACCTTCTTTGTATCTGCGGTATCGGTGTTAGATAAACGAACTCTCAATCGTGCATGCTTCGGCATATCTGATACAATTGGAACAACACCATTATCTACATCTAATGTATAATAACCATACTCATTCGGAATATCAATCCCTTCATAAGTTAGAGTATCCATATCCCAAACAAGGAAACCGTGCTTATCTAATGTTTCACCAAAGTTTTGTTGAACCAATGAACCTGCATAAACTACCTTACAACCTTTCGGACTTATCATCTCCTGGCGTTTATGAATATCACCTAATAAGGCCAAATCGAATCCATCAAATATATCGGTTGTGAAATGTCTACTACTTACCACATAACCCACATCTGTCATTGAGTTATCAACCGGTCCATGAAACAATGCAATTTTTTTATTACCAAACATCTTATCTGCGGTAATCCAATTGTCTTTGTTATCAAAAATACTGAATACAGAAAAATCGACTCCACCGATAGAATAAACCTGTGTATCTCTCAAATAGTGAAAGTTTGGTAAATCCAATGCATCTACAATTGGTGTAAGAACATCCAATCTATCCAAATTGTTCATATTACAATCGTGGTTACCTGTAATCAGAATGGTTTCGCATAATTTAGAACATTCGGTAAATAACCAACTAATCTCCTTTAATAATTCAGGAGACATTTCCAATTTAGCATGTGCAATATCACCTGCTAAATAAATGATTGAATCTTCCGTTCCTCTATTGCGAATTTCTTCAAACATTTTTTCAAATACTTGTCTATACTCTTTGTGTCGTTTCACGTTACGGATATGCACATCCGCAATATGATAAATTCTTTTTAAACTCATAATGAATTTATTTTATTTAACAATAATTCTTCCGAAGTAAATTCTTTAGTTTTCTTTAGTTCTTCGTAGAATTTTTCATACCCCATATCGGCGGCATCTTTATCTTTCAAATACATCATTTTAACCTGTATTCCATTCTTTCTAAAATACTCTGCTGCTTTCAATGCTTCACTCATCGCATCGTTATCCAATGAAATAATGATATCACTAACACCATTCATAAAGATTTTCTCAACTAATTGTTTAGAAGGAAATTTACCCAGTAATGGGATTGCATTTCGTTTGATTGTGATTGCATCAAATACACCCTCACAAAGTATAATTGGTTCTTTCCAATTTACTTGCGATTCAAATGCTATAACATTCTTACTGATTGGTGGGTTTTTGTATTTCATTTTCTCATCTGTATAATAAGAACGAGAAACGAAGTAATTAAGTGAGCCATCGGAATTATATGATGGAATTATTACTCGTCTTGCATACAATCCCTCTTTACAATACCCTATGTTGTATTTGATTATATCTTTTTGTGTAATACCTCTTTCGTTAAGGTAATGGATAGCGTGTTTATATTCAGGATTAAATCCTTTTGGTTCTTCTGCTAAACTAATAAATTCTTTTGGGAGTGAAATGAATACCTTTGTTTCGGCATCTTCCTGTTGTGGTGTCCAATTACTATCTCCATATATTTCTCTGATTACGGATATAGTTTTTCTATCTACATCAAGTTTACGAAGTAGGGATGTCAATTTCTTACCACCACTATTACAAGTCCAACAATGCCACTTTTGAGTTTCTGTGTTTACCTGTAGTTTTTGTTTATGGTGATTACAAAAAGGACAATAAAATGCTAATTCGTTACCCTTTAATGCGGAATAACTACCCAACGTATTAGACAACGTGGATATTACGATATTTTTATCAGTCTGCTTCAACACAAACCAAATATACAACAAATATTTGAAAATACCAAATTTTTATGGTTCTAAAAACCACTCATCAGGTATTTCTTTGTCTGCATATTTAAATCCATTCTTTTCACACCACATTCCGTAGGTGGTTTTGGATTTTTTATTTATTTTATTCTTGGAATTTGTAAATACAAAACGGATATCCAATTGGGGGTTTTGTTGTTTTACTAATAGATGTTTCTTTCTATCAGCAATTACAAATCTACCTTTAGTTTCTACAATAATCCCGTTAGGAAGCCTAAAATCAGGATGGTAAGTGTGTTCAGTAGCAGGTATAATATAAGAAACCGCTTCAGATTCATATTGAACCTCAATTCCTTTACCCTCAATTTGTTTGGAAACACTTTCTTCAAGGCCTGACTTATATCCATGCTTTCTTGCAACCCATTTAGAGTTGTTCTTTTTTGTAACTTTTTTTCGAGCCATTAATTATTTATTTCTTTACAGAATCGGAGTATTTTTTCTCATTTAACTCCCCACCTCTACCAACTTTAAACTTTGCAGCGTTTAAAACTTGGTCATCAGCTTTTTGTAAATCATTTGTAGTATATGGTGTTTTTGCGTTTACACCAGCTTCAAACGAAATTTTATCAACACCAATTGCTGATTTATTTGCTTCGTATAATTCTAAAATTTTTGACATGTTTGTTTGTTTTAGTATAAATATAAATTAAATATCAAATCTTACAATAAAGTTTACAGGAAAATCAGGTTCTGACTTAATTGGTTGTGGTAATTTTGCAACCGCTACCAAATCCATATCATTATCATATAATCCAATTGTTGTAATATATGGTGCAAGGAATGATCCTGTTGAATCCGATGAACCGCTTATATCATAATGTTCAAATCCTCCCGATACAGAATTATCTACTCTTGAACCATAACCAAAATTTAAAGTATTACCATTTTCTAATTCTAATTTTTTTCTAATATATCTTGCTCCCGTTTTAGTGTTCACTTTATATATCCTATTATCAGAACCTGTAACATATTCATATTCGAACCCAACTTCTTGTACTGCTGATGGGTTTTGTGATATATTAAACTCATCCGGATTTACAATTAGTAAATATTCATGCTCATAAATCGTTTTTGTAGATTTGTAAGTTAAATCCCAATCTGCTACTAATTTTGTAGATGGTTCTTTTGTTAAAACTATCAAACCCTGATTGTAAAATACATTACCAACCCTATCGGAACCAGCTTCAGGAAGTAAAAATTCAAAATTATTTACAACCATTATACCTGTATCTATATTAAAAGATGATATGATTGCAATATATGGTTCCGTATTATATGTTAAAATTATTTGGCCGGTATTTAAATTTAAACTATTAATTGTTACGTTATATTGATTATTTAAAAAATCAAAAAGTATTCCTTCGGTATTATTGTTGTTATACAATTGCCACGTAACAGTATCCCCTGCGGTCCCTATCAAACTACCAAGTCCATCATCTGCATAAGTTGCAGAATCATCAAACAATCTAACCGAACCTTTTTTAATTCCTTCTCCTATATATTTTTGTGGAATAGAAATAATTTTAGCAGAGCCTGTTATAAATCTTTCTCCACCCAATCCGGTAGCATAATTCGTACTTTTTACCCCAAATCTTAAAAATGGATTATCTTCGTGTCCATTGTAAAATTGTGCTCTTAATTGACCATATAAAGCCTTTTGTGGAAAATATGAAGATGAAAGACTTGATGTTTCATTTGCTTCATAGACCGTAATTCTAGAATCAATTTCATTGAAACTCCATTCCTTGTAAGCTTTGAACGGCCTAATACTAATATCGGACTTTGGTATTCTTTTTAACATATCTACTATAAATATTCCTATAATAAAAAACCCAACCTTACGGGGCTGGGTTTACTAATCTGTTGGTTACTCTCTATTTTAGAAATCTAATTTTACTTTAATTGCCACTTCTTTGTCGAATGATTTTTCAACTGGCTTTGATACTTTTGCAACTGCTAATAATTCGTTTGCATCATCATATAAACCAACAGTAGTTATGTATACTTTCGGGTCTCTTTCGAATGTTGACCAAACAAATTGACCGGTTGAACCTGTTACGAAAGTTGGATTATTTGAAAAGTTAAATTCTCTATTATTTGCTCTTACAAAATAATGTGATGTTGATACATTTTCAGTTCTACGAGCTTGGAAATCCTTACCATCTTCCAAAGCTTTTAGTAATGCAACTCCACCCACAGTTGGACCGTTGTTAATATGATATGTATTTGCTGTCGATGTTGTTGCGGATGCCAATGTGTTTGATACGGAGCCTGTAAAAGCTGATGGGTTTAGTAAAACTATACCCATATCAGGGTAGAACAACCCGTATCCTTGTAAAGTATGTTTATCGGTATATTGTTTTATAGTAGATGTCAATGCTGAACCAATATTCAATGAACCGCTAACCAAATTGTATACTCTACCAGCTGTTGTTACGTTTTCATCAGTTCCACCACTATCATCAATCAATGTTACTAAACCTGCTGATCCTGATAAATTTATTTGTATATTTCCCGGATCTAATCTTTCTTTGTACCTAGCTCTATTTATATTAATTGCATAAAAAGATGTTAAATCATGTACTCCGTTAGCACTTGCCGTTGGGCCGGATAATACCGTAAAATATGAATCGCTTCTATCTAATAAAATATTTTTATACTGATTATAAGTTGCTATTGTTGGAAGTGTTGATGCATCATCATCTGTTAATGTAGGTGCACCGTATCCTCTAGAATCACCATACGCAATAGAAAACTGAACTTCCGCCGCATCAGATGATACCAACTCATTGTATACATCTAAATAATATTTTCCTGAAATAGAAGCTGTTTGTGCAGACGATGTATAATTGGATTTAACATCAAATGAACCCGTATCACCACTCCAAATACCTGAAGTTACGATTTCTGTTCTGTTTGTTACTTTATCAATTGCTCCGAATTTTTTATAGATACCATTTGTGATAGTAGTTAAATCACCACTAATTTGCTCACCTGTTCCTAAAAATTGGTTCATAATTCTAACCAATTCGTTGGTATCAATTGGAGTACCTGCGGTGTTAGCTGCACCTGCTAAATATTGTGATAAGTTGCTTGCTAAAAGGGCTCCTCTATTGTCTCTTATTACTGCCATAGTATTTTATTATTGAACGTAAGTTACTGTTATTGGAATAGTTTGTGAACCACCTGTTTCATTACCATAAACTGTAATTGTAGTTCTGATAGTTGAAGTTAAAGATGGGTTTGGAATAAATTTGAAAGTCAAACCTTTAGCAATTGCTGCTGTTGCTGATACATCATCACCAATGAACACTGGTACTGAACCAACTGCTGCAGAAACTCCTTCACCGATAATATCTCCCGCGTTTTTATTTGCAAGTACAATAGTGTATCCCAATGTTCTATTACCTGCAGGTGATGTCGTTGGTGATAAAGAAACTTCACCACTTCTTTGATTAACTGAAATGTTAGGAACACCAAATTCTACAACTGGGATTCTCGTAGTATTTTTTGGAAGTGTAACTAATTTGTATTTCATTACTTGTGTTTCATCAGGATTAGCTTCCAATACAGGCATATTTTTAATTGCCGCATCGTAATAAGCAGACCCTAATGGATGTGCTGGCTCATAAAGTGAGTAATCAATCTCATCATCTGCCAAAGCAAATTGTGTAATGTTTAAACCTTGCCCAGCTGCTAATTTTTCTCTACCTTTTTTGGTAAGAATTGCATCAACTGTCAATTCTGTATTACTTAAATATCCCATAGTATTATGTTATTCGTTTGTTATAAATATAATTATTTTAAAATTCCGTTATTCCACTTCCAATATCGGTTCACTTGCATCTCTACCTGCTTTATTTACTCTCAATGTATTAGGGTTAGTAGCAAATGTTTCAACAGGTGGAGCTCCATCTAATGTTGTTGCTGCAGTATTTTTACTTCCCAAATAATAAGAATTTCTCATACCCGTTGTTAAATCCGATGTGTTTCTATAATGCGTTGGTAAATATCCTGATAATGGTGTTACCTCTACAATACTTCCTGTTCCAGGATTAATTACTTTTGAACCCGAATACGGTTGTATGTTTAGTTTTGTTTCATAATAAATAGATGATGTTAAAAATGTTCCGCCTCTTGGGTCGCCTTGCCCAGCTGGTGTAACAACATTAAATTTAACAACATCTCTTCTTTTTTCTTCTTTGATTAAATCTACTTTAATTCTTTCCTTTATTTTTCTTCCATCTTTATCAAAGTAATTTCTAATAGCATATCCGTTTTCTGCGTATATCCCAAATCCAACCGATTCATAATCCGATTGACCTACAACGGTATTAATATCATACACATCCAATTCGGTTAAAATTGTACCATTTGATAATTTTGCATCAATAGAAACCTCTTTTTGATAAGATTCGGCCGATGGTACTAACTCATCATTTACATATATAGGTGTTTCATATTGATAAGATTCTGCGGCCACCTTATCAATTGATGAACTAACTATGTTTGCTTCATATTGATTATTTTCTCCAATTAAATTTTTAGATAATTCGGAATTTATAACGGTTTCATATTGATTGGTTTCTGCTAAAGTATTTATATGACTTTTTGCATCTATGATAGATTCCTTTTGATATTCATCACCTGTTGGTTTTGATTGTTCAATTGTACTTCTTTCTAAAATGTGTGGTTCTATTAATAAACCAGTTGTAGCTTTTACCCTAGCTGGCAACATCTTTTTGATATCTTCAAAAAGAGATTTTTCATATGATTTTATTAGATTGATATATTGGTATATATCTCTACCATCAAATCTATTAAAGTAATACTTTCTTAATTTATCTAATGATTTATAGTTTGATTTATACTCATCCGATGGGTCACCAATATAATTATCCAAATTGATTCCACCAAAGGATTTAGCAATATCAACATTTAATTCTTTTGTTGGTGAAAATAATAAACCAATTCTATTTGAATCTATTGGTGATTGGTCAAATGCCTTTTTAGTTGCTCTATTTTTTATAGAAAGATTTACACCATCCGATACATCATTACCGTTTAAATCCGTTTGTGTTTCAAATCTAACTTTATTTGTAGAATACCTAGTTGCACCAATGTTTGGAACTTCCAATGCAACCGTTCTTTCTATTGGTTCAAAATTATATGGATACGTTGATATATTTACAAATTCATCACAACTTGCTGATAATAATGCTTTTGTATTTTCAGATAGTATGGTTGAACCAGATATAATCGGTATAATACCAACTTCTAAATCATTTCTACTAACACTACTACTAAAATATATGTTTGTATCAACATTTATTAAAGAAGATGTTTGCGCTAAATTTTTTGGATATTCAAAATCTAAACGGAAATATAAATCATCCGTTGAAGATGAAATGTGGTTACCATTAATCATTTCAGGGAAAAGAACGTGTCTAAAAAATACTGATGATGATAAAGTTGTTGACCATAAACGGAATTCATCAATACTTCCCGAATAATTATTTCCCAATAAAACCGTATTACTTTGTGGGCCAAATGTATTGGCTACAGAAGATGAATAAGAATGTTCAAATATAGTTCTATCTTTTTCTACTTGCTTTGTATCTAATGTAATACCATAAGAACCAGAAGAAAGTGATATACCAAAAAATCTACCATTAAATATAGGTAATAAATCAGATGATATTAAAGTACTACCATTATCAACATATTTAACTCTACCATATTCACTACCAGCCGAACCACTTACTTGTACTTTCCAACCTGCACTTCCTGATAATACATTCCAATCTCCACTATATGCGGGTTTTAAAAATAATTCTATCGTTTTTGGTTTTTCTCCTTTATCGGTTGTTTTCCATTCCATTTCTATTTTAGAACCAGTATTCATTGTCAATGCATACGTTGTATTATCCATTAACAACTTTGTAGTTCCTACATCTTCTTGGTCGTTATCAAATCTCTTTGCAGGTTCAGGACCCCCGAACTCTAAAATTGAAAGATTTGATGATGGAATACCATAACAAGCCATTATAGCATATATTGCTTTTTTAGTTCCTTTATGTTTTAAAAGGTATGGAATGTTATTTAATATTCTTCTCCAAACTTCATTTGTTCTTTGTTTTGCCGGATTTGATTGTATGGTGTTTCCTAATGAATCCTGCCCATACACATATTTCCATAAATCCTCATCTGCTGCCAAATTTTTAGCATCCCAATTGAATGATTTTAATACATCAAATAATAATTTATCAGCTACCCCGTTTTTTGATTTATATCCAAATCCTCTACTTTTTTCAATTGATTTTGTGAAATAATATATGTTATCAAAATGATGACCTATCATTGAAAAGAATAACAAATAGTTATCATTTTCTGTATTATTTAAAATATATTGTGGGATGTTATTTTGAACCCAGTTCGGATTTTCTATATCATAATCTTCTGCTAATTCTATTAAATTTGCGTACCATTGTTGTACGATAGTATTTGATGATAACAATCTAGAACCATTTTGATACGGCCAAGTAATAGAATTACTTCCAGAATTTGTTAATGTAGAAGATGGTATATATAAAAACTTTTCAAACCCATCAAAATTATTTATTAATTGATTTTTCTTTAAATTTTGTCTTTGAATTTCTATAAATTCCGTAGCACTTGCGTTTGCAATTAAATTATCATATGCTTCAATCAATTGAACTTTATAAACAAAATTTTCAACTCTTTCTTTTGCTGAACTGAAATGTACAAAATTATCCCAAACAATAGAACCTGTTAAATAATTTGGTCCTGCATAATACTCTATGTTTAATTCATCTGTATTTACTAATGATGAACTTAAATAGGTTGATATTAAATTAGCCGATGATGAAACGGATGCACTTAATATTAAATTATCTAAAGATTCGTAAGAAGTAGAGTTTCCTTTTACAAAATCAACTTCAATACTAAAATTTGGTCCCTTTATAGGTGGACATTTAATATCATCCTGCTCCGTTAGTATTACCGTTTCTATTAATGGATTACTCATTAATTTCGTAACCCACAATGTAGAGTTTGTTGAAATGGTTGCCGGTAAAGGTGAGTATAATTTTAATAAAAGTGTATCTACTTTATTTTTAACAATTAAATTACCAATTTCATCTTCTACCTTTTCAGATAATGTCCAATCATCCTCTTCCCAACTTGAAATTAGTATTTGTTCGTTATTTCCAAAATTTAATAAATGTGTTAAGTATTTACTATCAGGTCCTAAATCATTGAATTTTAAATTTTCCGATATAGATTGGAAAATAGAATTTTTAATATCCGCTTCGGTTAAAAATAAAGATGGATAAATAACTTTTGTAGTTAATTCGTATGGATTTCCAATAAGTTCTCTTACACCACCTCTGTTGTATGGAACAAATTTAAAAGTTAAATCAGTTTGTTTTCCATTTAAAAATTGCGTTAGTATTGTTCGCAAATTGACAGTAAATGCTCCTCTTGGTGGTTGTGCAGATGCCAATGGTATATCGTTTCCACCATCTACAATGAATACATCAACGGATGTTGCCGCAAATGTATTATACGAAACTTCGAACTCTATATTTAAATCGGAGAATGATGGAACATCAACTGATTCGGGTAAAGTTATATCAATTACGGATGGAAAATCATTTACTGATGTAAATTTAATTATAGTTGAAACCGTGTCACCTCTTCCAAACTCATTATAAGGAACAAAGTAAACAATCTTACTTCCATATTCTCCTGCGAAATCTTTTACGAAACTTAACTCAACAAATCCATTTACAGCAGGTATTCTTATAGGAGATTCCGAAATGTAAAAATCTACAAATTCGGTATTGGTTGTTGTGAATGGTATTGTGATTACTTTATCTGAATCCGATTCTTTAACTTCAAATTCCTTTAAACTATCTGTTAATTGAACAACAGGTTTTCTTTTTGTTATTTCACTACCCCTTTGCTCATCAAATACAATCGCAACTGCAATATTACTTAAAAATTCTGCACCAGATACTTTAAAACTTTTATTAACATATGTCCAACCTCTATTTGCGAAATCATCAGGAGTTACATCCGCTTTATTTAATTCGTTCCAAGTTCTGTCGTAAACTGCTTTTGGTGCATAGAAAAATGCAGTATAACCAAATCCTTCTGGAAGGTTTTGCTGATTTAATATTAATCTTGCGGTTTCATATGATTCCGTAA